CACATACCTGGGGGGGCATACGTCGCAATTACTAGAATCCCGGGTTCTCCATTATTTGGGAGTCGGACACACTTTTCCGATCTTTAAGGATCCCTAGTAGCATCAGGTTCTTTAATTATTTTATTCCTGTTAATGCTGCTAACTCATGAGCTTCGTTTTACTGCTATCCACTCTGAGATTTTGTTGTAGTTTTTGGTTTGGCTATAAGCAACACTAGTAAGCCGACTGCGTTAGATCCGTTACATTACGGACCAACTGTAATTCTGCACAAATGTTAAGTACCATTGTAGTCGTTGATGTAGCATACTCAAGAGCGTCTGTGTTAGTCACCGCGGCTTCCAACGTCGGATACAACACCAACGTGGAGGCATCTCGGAATGCTAAGTAGAAAGTAGATCCATCATCGATCGTCATACCGCGATCTGATGTCCCAAATCTGAACAGATTGCTGGAAGTAGGAGTGGGAGTACCACTCCAGGCTGGATTCACTTGCTGAGAAGCCGTCACTTGAAGTACGCATTTATAGATATCACCGGCAAAAGCGCCATTAGGTTGAGTAGAAACTACATTACCAATTGTCTTGCCAGTCGTCCACAGAAAAGTGGGTATATTACCAGCCGTAGTAGTGGCTGACGCTGATATACAGACAAAAGTGGATTGAGCCCGCGCAACTGGGAGAGATCCAGCTCGGGGATTAACACTCAATTCCTTAAATTGCAGGTCGTAATCAATCAACAAATAGCCTGGGCTATTGGCTGCGTTTGTTTTAGAAAAGAAAAAGATCGTTCCCTCTGCATCTTCATTGAGATCAGTTTGATTCCCATATAGTGTCGATTTCCAATCCCGCGTTGGTGTAATCGTAGCGGAATGGTTGGTCCATTGCGGGCCAATGACCGTATGAGGGTCAGAAAGAACATAGGGTAGGAAACTACTATTAGAGTAGTCGGCCATCGGGGCCGTTCGATCCTTCTCATAATAAAACAACACATCACCCGCTTGTGAAGTAGGTGAGCTTGTGATATAATGCACAGTGAATCTATTGACTTTGAATTTGTTGAACATTTGGCAATAGTTCCGTAGAATGGAACTAGGCAAGCAGGCAGGCGTGACTGGCATTCCACCAATCACTTCCCATCCAGTAACAGCAGATGCTGTAGCTGAAAGAGCAAAAGCGAAATCACGACCAATAACGCGAGCACCATCAGTTGTTTGCGTAACTCGAGGTGCGCTTCCGCGAACTGAGTTTCCAACCGATACAGGAGCCGTATTAATAGTCGAGATTGCGCCGAATGAACCTTTGGTTCCCCGCTTTGCCATCTTACGTACAACTTGTTTCTTAACCATCTTACGATGATTTCTAGTGTTCTTATTTTGTTTGTTTTCTTTGAATTATTTTACGCCAACCATCCACCACTATAAAGGCCGTACTGCGTTTTTCTTTTTCCTCTTTTTATAGTTTTCTGGTAATGCTTTCCCCAGGTTAAGCTTAGGCTTATGGTACCCCTGAGGTGCTACCTTAGTAGACGCGAGGGCTGCGTCATGCAGAGCTTTGTAATTTGCGAATTTGCGCCGCTGATTTTCGATTAACATAGCATGTAGAATGGGGGTGGAAGTGGGTCCCGTCTTGGGAGATGCGGGCTTTACACTCTGTGAAGCTTTGCCAGCCGACTCCTTAGAGTTTCTGGGTACTAAATCAACAGTAGGCCCTGTCCATCCTGGTTTCTTCCTTTGAGAACTAGTTGATACGGTGTCTATTACTTTCTGCCTCTGAGGGTCCGTTTCATAGAGTTTCCGTATTTCTCCCATTTCCTTCTTGAGATAGGTCCCCGTCATCCGTTTGTGATTGTCAATCATGTTGCTAACCTGATGTACGATAAGACCGGGCAATCGAAAAGGTCCAGTTTTCCATATGCTGGCTAATTTACTTATTTGCCTAGCAGTATGGTTACCATACTCCACAAGCCGCGCTGCGATTTGTGGGTCGTCGGCCCATTTAGAGCCGTATTTCTGTTTCAATTTCTTTGCTTCAGCCGCGAATATCATGTCAGCAGCCTCACGGTGTTTTTCATCTTTATAGTGAGCATAAGCTGCGTCATGCTGTCTCGCTAATTCATCAAGAGCGTGTAGGGCAGGCTTATCGCCCCATTCAACGCTCTCTTGCAATTTTCCATCACTCCAGTACGGTCCGACATAATTACCAGAAGTCCACGGGGGGTTGGTGGGATCCTCGCCCTCGAGACCTTGGTATTTTGTTTCTTTCGGTAGTGGTATATTCATTTTCGTGTTTTCGTGTTTATTTACGCCAACCACCTCCATAAGTGCGCGCTGTCGAGCACGCCGGTCTTTTAACGACTTACCGAGGTCACGTCTAACCGTTTAACACGACCATTCCATATGCTCGTAACCATACTGCGTTGCAATCAGCAGTTGGCGCGAGATAAGCTGGTCGATCGGAAAGTCGTTGGGGAACTTTTCATTGAGGGCGTGATACATCTTATTAAGAAGTTCAAACTTCTGGATCGAGTGGCGGTAGTTGTACATGTGGGACACAAGAGCGCCGCCAAGGCAGTCACGCTTAATCACCTTCAGGTGTTCAATGTGTTTGGTCCAACGTTTAGGGAAGAACTCAGGTCCTTCCTTACCGAGCCGCAAATCATTCGAGAAGTACTCTGAATGGTACAGAGACTCACGCTGATGAATCTCCATAGGCACTCCGAGCTCAGCCGCGGCAGCGACATAAGCTTCTACTCCTGCCGGAACCGGTTCCTGATTAACGTCGTCCCCGCCGGCAACAATAGCCAGCGCTAGAATCTCCTCGTCATTGTAACCTAAGCGAATACACGTCATAACGTGCACCGCTAGTTGAGCGATAGAGTTTTGTGCGATCGTCATAAACCAACCACTCTTCATAATCCCAGCATGGGTGGGTTGAAACAAGTGGCCATCAGAAGTCCGGTACAAAGTCTTTTCAAAGACTTGTGCAAAAGCCCCATCAATATCATCAAGATACTGCTGGTACTGCTCCTCAGACCACGTGGGCGGTTTAAGGGCTAGCATTTTCGTCGTATCGCGGCAGCAGTTAGCGATCCACATCAGGTAGTTGTAGTCCCAAGTGCTTTTGTCGCTCTCCCAAATAGGACCGTCTAATACACTCGCAAGGTGTTCGATGTGTCCTGTTTTCGCTGGTGAGAACGCAAATTTGACCGGGGTTCGCTTCCACTGCTTAGTCAACGCCATCATGAGTGGTCTAAAGATGGCCGCGTGCTTGACAGTGACATGAAGTGGAAATCCTGTGATGACGCGCGGCATATTCTTCTCGAGTTTGGATTTCTTGGTCGGCTCGCCTTTCAAAAAGACTTTAGCTTCAATGCCAAGTGTATCCCACTCATTCAAAACATGCTTTGCAAATCCTTTTTCACCGTAGGACTCTAGTACTTGCTTGTTAGTTGGCTGCCCGTTAGCGCAATACGGGTAACCACTCGCTTTCTTAGGGTCGATGATGGATGAATGGATCACATCAAGGACTCCAGCTTCGGTTCGGTAATCGACATCTGGGAGGAATGACGCCGGTTGCATCATCTGAGCGACAATGGCACTGCATCGTTTACTTTCCTCTTCGGTAGGCAGCTTGGTAGCGCTTCTCACACGCTTGTCAAACAACCTCAAGTGCGCCTCGAGCGATTTCCTTTCCGTAACTGGGGACATGTCCGGGTAAGTGAACTGTCCTTCCTCATATCCGAGTTCTTCAATCTCTTTCTTGAAGTCCTCTATCACCTGTACAGCTTCAGGCTGCTCCTTGGGCGCTGTGGGGCCGTGGATCGGTTTTAAACCGGCAGTCTTCTTATAAGCCTGCTCTCTATCCTGTACCACCACTTTCTTCGCACTGGGCTTCTTAGCCTTCTTAGTGCGAACGGAGCTGATGCTTGCGTTCTCAAAAGTGTTTCTGTGATAACGATCATCGTCAAAATCGACAAATCGTTCTCGAGGAGCGCTCTTTAAACCACGCGAATCCATGATCATGTCTTCGAAGAAATCTTCATCTCGGTGTAGGTTTCCTGATGGACCGAAACATTCGATCAATCCGGCCTTATCCCAACCGTAGGTTGCTTCTCCATTTTCTAACACAATCGCGTACTTGCCATCTCGCATCATGCGAAGACCTACGACACCACCGCGCCATTTATGTTGGCGGTAGTGTTCCTTGTAGGAAGCATCTGCGTACGTGTATTTCTTGCGATTCTTAGACGCGCTCTCCAAACCAGTACCGACGTCAATCAGATACTGGATCAACTCAACTCTAATGGCAACGTTATGTTCACCAGCAGCGCTTACGTGCATGCCAACCACGCTGTTGCCACACAGGAGGATTGAACCTGAAAACCCTTTCTGGGTGCTAGCGGTATGGTGCAGCAATTCATGACCCGAATTGGGTAAGGTCTTGCCAGATGCAGAAACTAGAAGTCCATCTCCTGTGAATCCTACACTGTGCACTTGCTGACCATAAGCCGATCGTACCTTAGTTGAGGCTTTAGTCAATCCAATGGACGACCAAGTCTTGGCATCGACTTCCCTAGCAAAAGCATCGATCTCAAAAGCGGCGATAACATTCTCTTCAGGAGCGAAGAAATCGTCGGGGGCTCGGTACATAGAGTCTTTATTGATCTCATAGTTACCTTTCTTCGTTTGGCGAATTGGTGCAAGATAAACTCGAGCGGTTGACTGAGCAAGGGTGTTGCTACAGTGACGCGCGGTTATCAAGTACTCATCCATACGCCAAAACGTGCCAAACAACTGAATGTTTGAGCCGTCATTAGTGACTAGAATAGCCCCGATCGGCTGCAGGCGGCAGGGAAAATATTCCGAACCAGGCATAGCCATCTCATCCTGGTGGCAATCGGTTCCTTCATCATTCGCAGTGAGCTCGTATTCCGTGCCATTGACTCTGACACGGTACACCATCCCTTTCTCACCTAGAACCTGTCCTAAGAACCGATCCACCTTAGTGGCCTTAGGGGTAACAAACACCAACGGTTTGCTCCGGGTCAAATTCCAGAGAACCATTGACGTAATCCCTACGACCGCCACATCCACCACTGCCTGGAGTTCCAGCGACATGCCTCGGTACCAATCGAGGTTGATGCATTTGCCAAATGACACCATCATGCCCAACACGAGTGTCAGGAAATCCATCAGCCACCCAACAACCAAAGACACCAAAGCAGTGTATTTGTTGGTGGGGTTTCCACCAACGCTCTCAGCTAGAGCGTTCGGCATGTTGCCCGCGAGAACCATCAAAAACCAATAATTCTTGAGGCCGAGAATCATGTTGCGAAATCGCTTCACGACGTCCCGCTGACCATCCGGCAGGTGGTTCACCCGTTCTTTATCTCCCAACGAGCGGATCAAATAACGGTAAGTCCATGGGTTAACATCAAACTGTAACCCAGCCCATAGATACGTTTGTCGCTTGTAGAGGTCCAGCGGAGTCATGACTATGTTCAAAACCCTGATAGGGTCGAAGTCAGGATCTACGGTGAATGGACCGTCTTCCAATTCAGCTGTAAACGGAAAGACCGCCAAATGGTCGATCTTCAGTCTCAAAAGCATCTCATACAGCGACGCGTGCTGCGCTTCAATGTGACTGCGGTAACCACTATATTCCATCAACTCGCCTCGGCGAATGAGCTGGGCCTCTTGACATACGTCAGGCACCACGGGTATAATGGACAGAGCGTCCAACGTCACTTCAGCATCTTTTAAAGACGCGCCTGCACTCACTAGAGTGTCAATGATTCCGGCGCTCGAAAGAGCCGGCTTGTAACCGAGCAAAAACTCGGCCACAACCATCCAGACATTTTCTGGAATTTCAACAGTGGGGGTAGTCTGCATGTTAGCTCCTACCTTCATTTTCAATAGCGGGTGAGTGTAAAATGAGTTCGTTTCTTTTCTTC